ACTCTCCCTCTTCCCTTAACCGAGGCTCTGTCCTGTTGTATTTCTGTGTTACTACTGAAAGATTCTTAGGGTCATTATTTAGTGGATTGTTATCTTTGTGATGTACATCTAACTTATCATTCTTTTTTGCTTTACCTTTTTTCACCATCAGTCTCCTCGCTCTCAAACGAGCTGCGTTCTTTTCACGCTGCTCTGGTTGTGCATGATAATTATCATACTCTTTTCTATAATTACGATCTTCTTTCTTTATCACTAAATTCTTATCAGGTTTTCTACCAACTTCATAAGTAGCTTTTAATCGTTTGACGATCTTACTTTTCTTTTTCTTTCTTTTCCAAGTTGTCTTATCGTCACCAGTACCAACTACAGCAGAACCTGTAGCATTTGTTGGTGCGTCTTCGTTATGTATTTTTTTCATTCTAAGGTATCCAATAAGTTTGTAAGTGCAAGTGTAAATCTCTGCCTCTCTTCACCCGAAAAACCTTTTATCTTCTGAGCATATCCACCATTGATTAACTTTTTTAATACTGGTGCAGAGTTTGGAATCAATCTATTTGCTGGTAATATTGGTCTTTCTATAAGCTGTTCTTTTTCATTTTCTTCTTTCAATAATAAAATAGCAGCTGCAGCATAAGAACCAAACTTACTTCTTCCGCCAGGAACTTGATTTAAAATTCGTTTAAGGTTAAAAACAAATCTAATCAAAACAGTATAAGAATTTTTCTCTTTACTGTCTTTTAATTCTTTATACTTTCTAAGAACCTTTCCCTTGTCATCAATAATACCATACTTATAGGCATCTTGCTCATCCCATGGCGTTACTAATGTTTTTATGATTCTATATGTTATATAGGTATCTACAATTGCTGACATTTATTTTATATTCCTTAAAACTTTTATGACTCCATCATCCAGATTTATATCTTCATCATCATCTGGCATTTTATTAATATAAATTAAAAATGTTTTCAATGCTGGATGAAAACTTTTTTCTACTCTAAAAAATAATATTCTTGTAGCAGCTGTTGCTTCAAAAACATTATAAAAAGTAATTAGATGATTAAGAACTAATCTTTCTTTAAGAATATCTTCTGAATAATATCTTTTCAGTAACCTACGAATATAATGTATTCGTTTGATATCCTCAAAAAACTCTTTTATATCTTTACAATGTGGGTTATCATAATGAAGTAATGCATACATCATATAATTACCATTCGTCAACTTATTAAATCTCATATTCCCTCTTACATAAATACTGCTAATTTATACCTGTGCATCATAATAATCTTTAGACAATTCACCACGTTCTATGGTTTCTCCAATTTTTCGACATCGTACATAAGTTTTTTGCACATTGCCATTAGGAAATGTAAAAGTTCTTATTCCACCCGAATATGTACCTTTTGCATCTGAATATGTATCAGACCCAGTAGCCGTGCTTTCAAATTCCCATATAGTACTATTTACTGATGGGTTTGTACCTATTGTTATAGGAGTCCAAGCCATTTTATTTTCCTTTTTTTGGATACATTTTTAAAAATCTTTTCTCATACCATTCATCATGGTCTTTATACTTATAAACAGAAGCAGTAGACTTATTTACACTTCTCCAATCTTCCTTTTCTGTCAATTTCCACATAGACCATCGTTTGATAATATAATAACTATATGGATTTTCACCTATAGCTGAAACTAAAATCCAATGGTCATTATTATCTGTAATCTCAATGGTACACCTCTCCTTACAAGCATAAGCTTCAATTAAGAAATATGCAATAATGATATCGTATACACCATCCCCATCAGTATCAAAATAAAGTGATACTGTACGGGGGATTTGTTCTGGAATCCACTCTACTAATTTATCAATAGTGGGCTCCTCAAATTGTTTGTTTTCCTCTGCGGAAACAAAACCTGCCCATAATAAAAATAATAAACAGGCTAAAAGTTTCACATCTATGCAACTACCGTAATAGTTCCAGCTTTTGTACCAATACCAGCTGAATTTGTAATAGTAGATGTGACATTAGTACCTTTGTCTTTAACTGTTCCACTATTTAATGCCATTGCGTTTGCACCAACTGATAGTACGTTACCAGCATCAGTAGCGGCATTAGCAGCTCCAATTGCTAAAGTAAAAATCAAACGGTTTGTACCCGTTCCTGATGCATATGACAATGTGTGATTCGCCTTTGCATTATTAACAACAGTAAGTTGTGGTGTACCAGTTACCGTTACTTCCTCATTATAGTTTACTGTTACTGATAAAGTTCCACCTTCTGATTTATCAAAAGCAGAAATGTTCCAGTTAATAGAACTAATAGTACCCGTTCCTAAAGATGCTGTTGCAGATGTTCCACCAGCAAGATCACTAATAGCTACAAGTATTTCTTCATGTACTCGACCAGCACGATCACCTGTTCCAGTAGTTCTCTTAACCCATCCTTCATTAGTTGCATAAACATCTCTTTTTTCTGCGTCTGTCAGATGCTTAGGCTTACTTTCATCTGTTGTTGAAGCTCCCCATAAACTCATTTTATTTCTCCTCTGTTAAAAAATCTCTATTATCTACAAGTTTACTTGGTGACGAACTTGTAATATTTTCTTTTTTATTTTGTTTTTGTTTTTGTTTTGGTGCAGGCGCCTTTGTTGGTTTTGTTGCACCTGTTCCATAAATAACTTTTATTCTATCACCTGTTTCATCAAGTTCAAATTCTATTTCTTGACAGTTTTTTAATCCACCATCAACAATATTAATATTAAAATTATATGTATTACCCTCACTTAAAACTTGTCCTGTATCACCATGTAAACCACCAATTGTTCCTTTAGGCATAATATTCCTTTCAGTAATTATTGCCACTAACAAGTCCTTGTCGGGTAAGTTCAGTCCCACACGAATGGCGTAGTTTAGAAATTATCCACCTGTTAGTGGCAATTATTATAATTATTTATTTTTGTTGTGATGTACGTTCAGTGCCAACCAATTCATAATAGGCCAAATTTTTCCCAAAATAGGAAGTTTTTCAGCATACTCATCTTTCAGTGCCATCGTAAGTGCATTTGCAATTACAACGATTGAACAAGCTGTACCCCACCATGCCTGAGATGATCCCCAAGCTACCATTAATGATTCCATCAGATATCCTCCTTTATTGTTTAGTTAGAGTAAATTAGTGATACAAATAACCAGCAACTGCCCAACCCGCCAAAAAGATAAGGGCTTTACATAGATATGGATGCATTATAGTTCTCCTTTTTAATTTTTAGTTTCTTACCAATTTCTTTGAAAACGTCTTTTGCCAGTCTAGCATTTTTCGTCATAAGTCCTTCCTTGAACTTGCCAAACCTGTCTTTAATAACAAACTCACGCATCTTAGAACCAGACATACCAGAAACACCCTCAGCGTCTGGGTCACGATCTCCTGCGGAGACAACTGAAAAATCTTTTATATTATCAAGGTCACTATCAACATATTTACTCATATTCTTTTTGAATTCGTTTACCCGATCACTACCAACTACGAAAACAACTTTCTCAAACTTATCATTATTTAATTTATCTAATACATCAAAGGGTGTCTTTATAGATGTATCAGTATTTATAACATTGCCAAAAACATCTTTCAATACTTTCACTTTCATTTTGAATGACAAAGGATTCTTTTTACTATCTTCGGTCTTTGAAGGAAATATCATAGCTGTTGCTTTTTCTTTCTTTGCAACACTAACGACTTTAGCAATAAGTTTGCCGTGTCCAACAGTAGGGGGATTCATCCTACCGAAAGAGAATACAGCTGTATTACCTTTTGCTTCGTTTATGAATTTCCTGTATGTTTTCATTTTAGTTTTTCATATCCCTTTTTCAAATATTTTGCTACTTCATCTTTTTCTACACGCATCACACTATCACCGTCATCAGAAAGTTTAACAATAATAACATCATCAGATTTTTCTCTCTTAATCTCTTTGGTCATTGTCCTGATAGATTTACTAGTATTACTTCCAGAGTGACTACTCTCTTTCTCTCTCTTGACAATATCCTTTAATGTCTTATCTTCCATCATCATTTTCTTTGCATATTTAACGGTCATCAATTCTTGACCTTTTGATGAAGTAAATTTAGGTTTTGTTTTACCAGATTTAATTACCTTTCTACCTTGAACTAAAACCCAATAATCATCAGGCAAAGACTTCCAATCTTTTGCTTCATCTAAAAATGTTTTATAACTTTTCATTAGAACATCTCTCCGTCTTGTGCTTCGATTTCATCTTTGTATTCATCAGCAAATTCCTGTGCAACAGCATCTTTTTCCTGTCTACTAAACTTAACGCCAGGAAATTCTTTTTGATATTTCTTTGCACCATCATCTACAAGATACTTCCAAAGTTTAGGAGCCTTATTATGGTCATACTTTCCAGACTTCATTTTCTTCTGGATGTTCTTGACAATAGGAATAAGTCTTTGTTTATACAACTGGCTATCATTATCAATAAACAACTTGAGTTCAATGACCATATCTTTATCAACTGCTTCAATAAATTTTTTAAAGTTTTTCATTATTCTTCCTCTTCTTCGCAATCTTCTTCTTCAGTTTTAACTTTTTTATTTTTACGTCCATCACCACCAGAACATCGGCGTCTTTCTCCACCCTTCTTAATAAATTCTTTAACTAGTTCTTCTGCTTTCTCGTTATCACCCTTCCACTCTTTGTCAATCTCATTGAAAAACTTTTTCTTTTCTTCGTCTGACAAATCTTCTGGACTATCAACTTTATACTTAGCTAACTTCTTATCAAAGAACTTTTGATACTCTTCTTTACTGCCTTCCGACATAAAACTTTTAAAATTTTTCATTTTGAATCCCCTTTATATTCAGTATTATGAACTTTTTCCCAAGCATCTTTACCCTTATATCGTTTGCCCATATGAAATACATTTCGTCTTTGCCAAGCCATCGCACTCCGTGGATTACACTTACATTGATACCTTAATTGTGCATCACACTTTCTACAAAACCTAGATTTAATAGATGTCGTTCCCTCTCCATTCTGTTGGGCTTCCTTGTTCTCCACTTCCGTCATTACTTTCCTTTTCTTTAAGTTTTAATAATTCTTTTCCTAAATCTGTTAATCTATCATCACCATCAATAGTGAAATCTCTATCTCTTATATCTTCAACTATTCTAGGATCATGTTCAAAACGATATTGGTCTTGTGTTTGATACTTGGCAATAAATCTATCTAGTATTCTTCTTAGCTCTAATAAATCTTCTAGCATAATATTCTCCTTACCAATCTTTTTCTATTGTAAAGTTTGCATGAGAAAACTCAAGTCTGTCTACTAACTTGACAGCACTACCGTCTTTAGCATCAATTGCAACAAATCCTTCTGGAGCTGTTACTTTGAAACCATCAGGTGTTTTCAAAAATGTTCCAATACCTTTAATTGTTTCCAACTTTCTAATAACCATTTCTTTTGCATCAAGGATACCCAAGTAAGTAGCCATAGTGAAATACAATTCGTCTTTGAATTTCTTTAAAGTCTTTTTAGATTCTTTCTGAATATCTTGATATACTTTTTTACCTTTATCTGATTTCTTTGAATCAATTTCCTTTGTCATCCTATCCATGTAATATGTTTCAAACTCTTTAACAAGTTTTTTCGTATCAGCAATCTTTGCACCAGCACGAATCTTAGTATTAAAAAAGATTTTCATAAATGGTGCTAAACCATGTTTAGAATTATCAGCAGTTTCTTTTGCCAACAGGTTTAAGAACTTCCCTGCTTTAGAAACTGCACCTTTAATTTGATTTATTTTTCCTTCAAGTTTCTTTGTTTCACTTGAAGTAAATGTAGCTGCGTTTGCAGTATTCAAGTATGCATCGTCAAACCAAACATTTTTGGTTTTCTTAAAATCACTTGCTGATACTCCAAATGAAGCAGATAATGAATCAATGCTGTTTCCTGTATACTTCGTGTGCCATACAACTCCAAGATGTGCTTTTCTCATTTGAGAAGCTAAGTCACTGTCTTCGGGTACAGCATAGGTGATAGTATTAGGCCCAAAAGTCAACATACTTTGTCCATCAATAGTTTGTTTCTTCAAATCACCTTTAGAAAACATAATGTCACCCTGATAGACTCCATCAGTTATTCCGAGTTCGGGTAAGTATTTCAATGCAAGTTTTATTTTATCTGAAGGCCCACCCGATCCGTGATTCGCACTTATATCTGCGTTTGTATAATTAATTTTGGGGGTCTTGTTAAAGAGTGATTTTATTGCAACGAAAAACTTTCCGTTCTCTGGATTGATACCAGCAAATATTGCTGGGGCTCCATCCCACTTTACAGTGATATTAGTTTTACTCTTTCCACCTGCCAACATATCGTTGAGTGAATTTAAAAACTCTATCGCTGTTGTCGCACCCTTAACACCATTGTTGATGATTTCATCTTCAAGGTGCTCCATGTGCGTATTCTTTGCTTCATTTAATTTTTGTTTGAAAGATAGCATTTTTTCTCGATATTCTTATATTTTATACTACTATTGTAACATACTTTTTCCTGTTTGTCAAGAAAAAAATGACCATCTCTAAGTTGTTGTTTTTATGTTATTTATTGACAAAATCTGCAAGTTCAGATGGTACTGATGCTTTTACACTTGTTATTTCAATACCTAGAAATTGGAAAAGACCTTCAAATAATCTATTTCCCAATTTCATTATTCCAGATAAAGCTTTACTAACCTGCTGAGAAACTTTCTTAAAAAAATCAGTCAACCATTTAGTTGCATCTTTACCTATATTTTTTAATTTTCCAAATATAGAACGCAAAAGAGCAAACTCATCTAATCGTACAATATCTTCTGTTAAATTTAAACCTAAACTTTTTATATCTTCGTCAAGTAAAATTTCTTCCCTTATAATATCATCCAACGTAGCTGGAATTAATGTTTCCATATCTCTTGTATGGTCATCACCAGCTAATCTTAAAACAGAATATGGTTTAGTACCAGATGATTTAAATGCAGAATATACTTTTATTCCCCTAGCCTTTGATTTGAGTTCACTTGATAATTTTGGAGTACCTGATAAATTTTTAGACAATCCACCATCAGTTACATTGATTGTTGATATATCCCATTTTGCATCGTCAAAGGTTACACAAACACTAGCTGCTGATTGACTACCTTTCTTAAACTTTTTATATCCAGACATGGCTTCAAAACAATACCATTCCATAAACTTTTTATTTTCTTCCAGTTTTAAAACATCCTTTAATTCTACATTTAAATCTTTATGAAATTTATCCGTCTTGGTAAATTTTTTAAGTTCTTTTTTATCAGATGGTGTCATAAGGTCTTTAGTTACATTCTTAACCTTACCACCAGAAGACAATTTATCTAAATCACCCTTTGAATAATCCAATGCAATCTTTTCAAAACCAGATTCTATTTTATCCATGATAGATGCAATATCTGCTTTCGATGATTTATCCTCACCCATATATTCCAATGCAGCATAAAAAGTAGCAATAGTTTCTTCTTGAGTACCAGATGCTAATTGTGAACCACCAGCTTTCTTCAATGATATGTTAAAGTTTTTCGTAAACATATCAGTTTTAGGTGTTCCATTTCTTGCACCATGAGATGCCCACATTGTACTCAAATTAGACTTACTTGCTTTAGCACCATATTGAGTCATCACATTACTTGCACCTAACTGTTTTTTAAATGATTTAGCAATTGCACTTGCAGACTTTTCATAGTCAGGATAAAACTTTCCTGCTATTTCTTTTGCAGCTGGGTCAGCATCTTCTTTTTTAAGAAGAATATTAAATTGATGTGTAATCAAACTTTCCCATTCTGCACCATTAGGGCCCTTGCCACTTCCACTCTGTCCACCAAACTCAGAAGTTTTTTCCAAATCTCCAAGTTTAATTGCTGGGTCAACTATTTGTAACTTGCTATCTTCATCGTCAGCAAATCTTTTAAGAAACAGTTTTTTATCAGCAGGTACATTTGCATAATATTCCCACTCACCAAATTCTATTTTTTTAAGCTTAACCTTCTTACCACCTGTTGTTTCAAATTTATCACCAGACCAAAATTTATCAGCAAAGGCAGTAACCCTCAATTCACCAGATGTTTTGAAAGTCTTTTTAAGTTCGTTATTGCTTAAACCACCTTCTACTAAAAATCTCTTAAACGGTTTCATAGTTTTCATTTTCCAATTTTACACAATGGGCAATCATCCACGTTCAATGAACGAAACGGACACAACTTATAATGGTCAATATTTGTAGCTAATACTCTACTCAATAGAGAATTCTCTCCAACCACTTTATC